CCTGAAGGAGATGGAGCGCGTTAACGGTGAGCCAGCGATATGCGACTTTCCTTTGCACGTCCATACGCGCACCAGCGTCCCCGATAGTTCCGAGCACACGCTCCCGCGCGATCCGGCAGCGTTCAAGCGCCGCAAGCAGGAGATCATGAAGGCCCGCGGCACTCTGCGCGGGCACGATCCGCTTCGGCTGCCTTGGCACAAGGTGTTTTGATGCCCGTCGACAAGTACCCCAAGGTCCGCGATGAGTGGACGACGATCAGGAAGCTACAAGAAGGTTTCAGCATTGCGCGCTTCGGCGACGGCGAACTCAAGATGGCGACCGGCAAGGAATACCGCCGCGAGCCCGCGAACCGCGCGATGGCAAAGGAGCTCTCGAGCATTCTGACTAGCCCCCATCCGAACTGCTTGGTTGGTATCTGGCCGCTCAGCAAGGAAAGCCCGAAGTACGCATCGCTCAATCGACATCGCGAGCGTTTCAAGGCCGTGCTCTCGCCGAACGTCGAATACTATTCCTCGCTCATCAGCCGCCCGGACTCAGCGCCCTGGATCCGAACGCGCGAGTACGCGCTCGAGTTCGAAAAGCTGTGGAAGGGCAAGCGTGTTGCGCTCTTGTGCGAGCGCGACAGCGGCGCACTGCGCGCGCTCGCCGGCGCGGCGCTCATCGACCACGTAGAATGCCCTCACGAGCGCGCGTACGCGCAGATCGGATGGTTCGAAAAGCAGCTTTTGCGCAATGCTCCCGACATCGTCATTATGGCGTGCGGCCCGACAGCAACGTGCCTTGCGAATCGGCTCTCGAAGCGCGGCGTGCAGGCTATCGACTTCGGCAGCGGCGGCTCGTTCATCGCCAAGGAGCTCGCCGGTGCTTGATATCCTCGTATGGATGTGGCACGACCCGCATCTCCAAGGCTCTCGTGGTGTGCGCAATCCGGGACCGATCATCGTGCCAGAAATACGGCCGGACATGGTTCCGTCGGGTCGCCGTTTGCGCAAGATGCTGGCTTCCGGAAAGGCCGCACCAGAGCCATCAGCACCAGTCCTCCCGCGCGGCGCGCCGTCGCCGCCGAGATTCTTCCAAGCGAAGCACGTCAACAGGCTCGCGGAGTTATTCCATGTGCATTTGTCCGTTCCGCATAGGTTCGTCTGCATCACTGACGACATCTACGGCTTCAGTGATCGCATCACAGTCATCAAAACACCAAAAGCGGCCGCTATGGCGGGTGCTATTCGCTCCCCCGAGGGAAATCGCTTCCCGTCTTGTTACCGCCGTCTATGGGCGCAGTCGAAAGAGGCCGCAGAGCTCTTGAGCGAGCGCGTGCTGGCCGGCGACATCGACATGCTGCCGGTGGGCGACCTAACGCCCGTCGTCTCGCGGGACGAGCCGTTCGTCGGCTGGCGCCCATTTCGCGATTGGGGCAAGAAACTGCGCATCGGCGGCGGCTTGCAGCTCTTCACACCCGGTGCGCACCCCGACGTTTGGACCGATTTCATCAAGAACCCTCACGCGGCCGTGGCGCAAGCCCGCGCCGCGGGGTTCCGCGGATCCGACCAAGCGTGGCTGTCGTTCAAACTGGCCCACAAGGTGCCGGTCTGGGGTCGCGACTCCGGTCTGTACTCGATTCGCGATCTCGGTGCCGATCATGTGCTCCCGGCGGATGCTAGACTCGTGCAATTCAACGGCCCCGACAAAATGTGGAGCTACCGCGGCCGCGCAAGTTGGGTTGCGCAGCACTGGAAGGGCCGATAGGATGTCGAAATGAGCGTCCCCGCAACTGACATGAGCGCCGGCATTGCCGGTGCTGTCGATCAAGGCATCCGTCTGGGTGATGGCGAGGATGCTGTGCCGGAGGGCGAACTCGAGGCCGTCAAGAAGACGGTCAAGGAGTACGACACCGCTCGGGCCTTCGACAAAACGCAGCGCCACCGCTACGCGCGTGATCGGCGGTACGCCGCCGGCAATTCGAACCCAGCATGGGCGTCCGATGCCAACATCATCGGCGCTTTTATCGACATTCTCCAAGCCTTCCTGTACGCGAAGGACCCCGATATCAACGCGCGCCCTGCGGCGCACGTTTCAGCACCCCCGCCGCCACCGATGCCGGCACTGCCCGCGCTCGGGCCGGCGCTCCCCGGAATGCCGCCCGGCGCCCTCGCGGCGCTGCCGCCGGCTGATCCGCTCGCCGCTGTTGCGCCGCCTGCGGCCGACCCGATGGCCGCTTTCGCGGGCCCTCTTGGCGTTCCGCCGGTAGGCCCGGTCGCACCGCCCGCCGCGCAGAGCGCGGAGCCAATCGAACATAAGGACGCTCAGCGGTTCGCTGAGACGGCCCAGATCGTCATCAGTAAGTCGTGGAAGCGCGCGTCGCTCAAGCGCGTGATGAAGCGCGTGCTGCGCTCGTCGCTGTCCGTCGGCCCAGGCTGGTTCAAGTCCTACATTTACGCCGAGCAGGGACGCAATCCGCTGCTTGAGAAGGAGCTCAAGGACGCGCGCGACAACCTGCAGCGCATCGAAAAGCTCCAGAACGACCTGACGGGGCTGGAAGCGGATGCCGATGCGCCGGAGCTCACCGCCGAAGAGCTGAAAATGCAGATCGCAGGCATGGAAAAGCGCGTCGAACTCATGGTGAAGCGCGGACTCTGCATCGACTTCCTGCGCGCCGACGACGTTCAAGTCAGCCTTGACGTGCCAACGCTCGCCGACTACCGCGATGCGGACTGGATCTCGCACGATCTGTACATCGAGAAAGAAACGGCTAAATCCCGCTTTCCGCGCCTGTCGGAGACCGATCTCAAGACGGCGGTCGAGTACGTTCAGCGCGAGACGGCGAAGAACGTGCAGCCGATCGACGGTTTCGCAAGCCCTGAACTCGCCATCCCCGAGGGTACCTACGTCAAGGCGACGGATAACGTCGGCCAAGGCTCGGGCGTCACCGGCGGCAAGGACTCCGCGGTCAAGTTCGTCAAGGTGGTGGAACTTTGGGACCACCGCGACATGAACATCAAAACGTTCATCGACGGCGTCACGAAATGGGCGGTCGATCCGTATCCGCCGGAGCATGCTTCATCGCGTTTCTACTCGTTCTTCCAGCTGGCGCTCTTCGAAGTCGATGGCTCGCGACATCCGCAGTCGCTCGTCGACCGGATGTGGAAGCTCCAAGACGAGTACAGCTCGCGCCGCTCGAGTGGTCGCAAGACCCGCGAGCGCTCTATCCCCGGCACGGTCTTCAATTCCAGCGAGATGTCGCCGGGAGAGATCGAGAAGCTCGAAAAGAGCACCGAGCAGGAGATGGTCGGCATACGCACGACTACCCCCGGAGCCAAGATTTCCGATGTTATGGGCGAGAAGCCTATTTCGCGCATCGACCCGGTGATTTTCGACACCAAGGAAATCCTGTATGACATGAACGTCATCAGCGGTGTCCAAGAAGCCCAGGCGTCGGGTGCATCGAATGCCAACACGGCGACCGAGGCCGACATTCAGCAATCCGGGTTCGCGACGCGCACGGGCGCCGATCGCGACACCGAAGAGGAGCTGCTCACCGAATTCGCCCAGTACACGCTTGAGATTGCGGTGCAGGGCCTGACCGCGCGCGACGTACAGCGCATGGCGGGACCGTACGCTTTCTGGCCCGAGGGTATGGATGTCGAAGACATCTTGACGCTCGTCGAAGTCGAAGTCGAAGCCGGGACGACGGGCAAGCCCCGCGCGCAGGCCGACAAGGAGACATGGGCGACCCTGCTCCCGCTCATCATGCAGCTCGTGCCGCAGATCCGCATGTCGGAAGCGACGGGCGATCTCGGCATGGCCGAAACGCTCAAGAACATTCTGAACGAAACGCTGAAGCGACTTGACGACCGCCTCTCCTTGGAGAGCATACTCGCGCCAAGCACCGCGCCGCCGGTAATGCCTGGTATGCCCGGGGTCGCCGCAACTTCCGCATTGCCCGGCGCGGGTGCTCCCCCGATCGGCAACGGCACAGTCAACAATCCGGTTGCGCAAGGTGCGCCGCCGGTCTAACTACCCTGACGAGAACCACCCATGCCAAATGAAGCTGAAAGCCTGCTCGATGCCGTGAACGCCGCCATTCCGTCTGTAGAAGAGACGGACGAAACTGAAGTTTTGCCGGACGGTGAGGAAACTCCCGAAGGCGAAGAGACCGAAGGTGCGGAAACTCCCGAAGGCGAAGAAGCCGAAGGAGAAGAGGGCGAGGAAGGCGACGAGGCTGATGCCGAAGAGGGCGACGAAGAGGCGGAAGAAACCGACGAGGAAAAAGCCGCCGCTGCCGCCAAGAAGCCCGCGAAAGAGCCGGATCCGATCAATGATCCGCTCCCCAAGGGCACGCTCCAGAAAACTGCTGAGCGCTTTCAGCATGTGGTGAGTCAGCTCAAGGAGCAGACCGCTGCGCGCGAAGCCGCGGAAACGCAGCGCGACGAACTCATCAACGAGATCACGAGTGCCGGCATGGACGGCAACACGTTCGGCCACATGCTAGAGTACGCGCGCGGTGTGAACAGCGGCACGTACGAGGGCCTGCGCAAGTCGTACGGCATCCTGCAGGCCGAACTCAAAGCCATCGCGGCGACGCTAGGCGAGCCGCTGCCCGGCGAAAATCCGCTCAAGGGCCATGACGACTTGGTGGCGGAAGTCAACGAAAAGAAAATCACTCCGGAACGCGCGATGGAGATCGCGGCGACGCGCAACCGCGCCGCAGCGCAGGCGAAGCTCGGCCAGCAACAGCAGAATTCGCAGCAGACTGCCGCGCAAGCACAGCAAGCGGTCGCGCAAGGTAAGGCTCAGCTAACCGCGCTCGGCAAGGAGCTGGCGGCGAAGGACGGCCCGGCCGAGTATCGGCGCAAGGCGGGTCTCGTTGTCGGCATGCTGAAAGAGACGCTGCCCAACCTGCCCCCGAAGCTCTGGGTGAAGGCGTTCAGGGCTGCCTACGACCAGGTTCCGAAGGCTGCTGCGGCACCAAAGGCCGCCGCGAAGCCGGGGCAGAAGCACCAGCCGTTGCGCGGCAATAAGGTTCCGTCGGGCCAGAGCTCGAAGGAGCCGAAGAACATGCGCGAAGCGATCAACGCCGCGTTTGAGTGATGGCGTGTAGCGCGTGTCAACGAAGGCGCGAAAAGCTCCGCGAGTGGATGCGCAAGATCCGCAAAAAGAAGCCTGCTACACCTGGGAAGATTCCTGGGGGCCGTGGAACTACGACGCGATGACGCTACCGAACTGCCGCGTTTGGGCTGAAAAAGCCTGCGCGCTGTACGGCATTGCACCGCCGCGAATTCGCCAGCACCGCACCAAGGCGTTCTCGTGGGTGAACGTAGAGGCGCGAGTAGCTAGTTTCGGCGCCGGCGGCAAGAACGTGCCCACTGTGCTGCATGAAATGGCCCACCTGATCGCGTACGAACGGTTTGGCCTGAAAATCATGGATCACGGTCCTACTT